GTGTATTCTAGATACAGGAATATCATTACTTAGACATGTGTTAAATGTCGGTAGTGCTGCAGCATATACTGCTCAGCACACCAGATAGAACCAGTAATTAGTTCATCGTAGTATTGTTTTTGCTTATTAGTGTCTTGATAAGCGCAAGGTTCAGCAAGGATAACCTCCGAGATGATTGAGTCGACGAGGGGTAACAGGTAGTCGGGGATGACACCACCTTGTGGTTTAGGTGCCTCATATCCGTGGTCAAGCACGAGGTCGATGAAGTTCGTTGGGTAATGTCCGAAGAACTTGTAACGGTCGTTCTGCTCCTGCCCGAAACGTGCCCCAATCTCCTCGAGACTCAATCGCCTTCCGGTGCCAGAATCAATAATGTCACGCAAGAGGTGTGGTCCGACAGATGCAAGACCGAGTAACCTTGAAGAGTAGTCAGCGAGTGCGCCTTGCATGGAAGGAAGCTCAACTGACTGGAGCAGTTCAGGGTCAGTGGCAAGGATACGGTCGATTGATTTTTGTACCTTATCTCTTTGAAGTTCAGAGATGTTGTACTTCGGTGCTTTATGTACGATGTCTACTTTGTTGAGCCACTCGATATGCTGTGCAATCCCGCGGCGGTCAATATCTTGCCACGTTTTATTTGCAAGGTTATCAACTCCTTGGGAGGCGAGTGATACATAGATACGATATAGGGCCTCTGGGTGGGCAAAGTCCATTCCTCTGCTCTTAAACCTACCTATTGCAGAGCGAACAGCAGCTCCCACACCGTGGTGAGGTACCTTATCGAGAGTCCAGGACCCTTTCCCGGCGGGCCACTTTCGGCGCGTAGCGAGTGTAAACATAGGTACAGAACCGTAGCGGACAAGTCCAAACCCACCTTCGCGGAACGGAGCGTATAGCTTCCTCTTGTCGGTTAACTCGACACACCTCTGGGTACCGTCGAAGAGTTGAAACTTGATATATGCGTAGTAGCCACATATTAGATCACGCACCCACTCACCTTCGTAAAGATCAAACCCTCTGCGAATCATAACGGTAATTGCTGTTGACGTACCCCTAACATAATCCGGGGTGACGTCGATGACCGGGTCTTGCAGATCACCACCAATTAACGAGGCACACGTGCGTGCGAGCGAACCTTGGATTTTCTCTGGAGTGTAGTCGATGCGTAAATACTCAGCATGCCTATCCGATAGCATCTGTTTAGACGCTTGTACGTCGAGTTTTTCAAGGTCGAGATGCCGGAGATAAAACAAAGCATCGGCGAGGGAGCGCGTTTCGAAATCACCATCATCGCCATTGACGGAACCGTTACGGATCGGGTCGAAACCAAGTTCGGATTCGAATATACGGCGGTTGATTTCGTTGTACACGAGATTCATTGTATTATTGATCATCGTTGTCGTGCGCCATCCTGACCAGAGGGATCTCGTAACATGGCGGTAGATACCGTCTGAACCGACTTCTCTTACATAAAGGGAGTCAAGCGCATGGATCTGCCACTCAGCACAGCGAGCGACCATTCCAGCATAATTTGTCCCATTCCAATCACCCTCGCGTTCGAGTTCACGAGCAGGTTCAAGGACGACAATCCGCCAGAATTTTTTCATGTCCTGGATAGTATGCAGGTAGTTGAAATCGGCATAGTCGGTTGCGAGCGTGTATCGGTGTTTCTTAACGCGCCACCACCTTTTCAGATCTGAAAACATGTTGGCAGTAGGGCTCGAACCGAGGGTATACTCAGAGCGGCTCTTGAAGAGAGCAGGCTCAATGAGGTACATTGCAATACTCTCGATGAGCCACTGATGTATCTCACCTGGGATAATCTGGCGTAGGCGTAGGCCTGACTCGGTCTTGACTTGTGCGTTAGTGAGTACTTCAGCAGGTCGATCCGTGATGTTAGCGAGATCATCCGGGGTCAGAGTATCGAGCCAGAGACGTTTGTGGGCGTTGTGTAGAGGTATGCCAAATGTTTTGAGCCTATCCTTGCCGATACCGATAGAGCCACGTGGTGCGATAGATACGAAGTGGGCAAGGAAGGAAGTCGGGTCAAGGTCGCCGATACCAGTGCTCCCACGCGCACGGTCAAGGACTTGAGTCGTTGTCACAGCCATCCTACGCATCGCATTTGAAGAGAGGCGGTCCCAGACTCGTGCCCTCTCACCGTCTCTTTCAGTCGTTGAGACAGCCTGCTGGATAACCTCAGCACCGTTACGCTTCTCGACGAACCCGTCAAAGCCAAGGATTTCGTCCTGAGCACGACCGACGAGTAGGTTGACATAAAGAATCCTCTCAGGTGCAGGGTTGAATAGGTTACGCGGGATCGGCGCACACGCGGGCCATGCCTTAGGTAGCAGGTTTGGCAGGCGGCCGAGACGGCGTGAGATGGTGTGTAGCGCTTTGGTATATTTAGTAACCTTCTTGATGCCGCTACCAAGTACAGAGTTATGGGCAAGAACGGACACGTATGTTGCGGTGTCAGTACCAGCAAGGGCATAGAGAGCAAACCCGGCAACACCTTGTAGGCCTAACCCACCTGTGCCTTTAAGGAAGAGTGCAGCGTACTCAATACCGTACTTCTTCCCCAAGCGACAGACAAGACGATAAGCAAGCATATGGTCTACCCTGGTGCGCGCGAGGAGTTCTTCATCCCTGAAGGGGTACAGTGCAGTGAATGCATTATACCCGTCTTGACCCTCGTCTTCCATGTCGGAGAGGACGGTCGCAATCTGGTTGAGGATCTGCTCTTGGAGTGCAGAATCGTTCAAGCGCCCAGGTAAGTAGTACGCGTCAATCTCCCTTTCCCTTTTTAAACGTGTTGTCCGATCAGAACGTATCTTAGTCTGTACATCCGTGATTTCGTCAACGCGTGCGGAGAGAGCGGTATCGAATCGGATATTGTCGAGGGCAGCACGGCGCGCAGCCTGACCAGGCTCAAGCTTACGCCTGCGACCTGGGGTACCAGTAGTCTCACCTTGGAGACCGAAAGTCTGGAGATCCTTCGTTGTCTCATACCATGATCGGGCGACCTTCTTCGCACGGTTACCGGGTACCTTGGACCTGCGGAAGTGGCAGAGCAGGAGCCAGTAACTGTATCCGAGCGCAAGCACTTTATCATCACTCTCGATTCGTTGGGCAGACACGAAGACACCCGGGACGGGATTCTTTGGGTCGAAACAGCGTATTGGTGCTTGATATACCCATTGGCCGCAAGCCGGGGGTCCGCAGAGGACGACCGAGCGGTACCTTGCTTGTTCAGCGATCCAGTCGAAGGTCACAGAGCCGTACTCACTCGCGCGGCGTTTACCCTGGTTGGCCCTGAACTGAGTTTCCTTGTCCCAGATATGGACACCATGGTAGGTACCTTTCCTGGGTTGCGAATTTCTTTTAAGGTCGAGTTCCTCAGCATCAGGCAGGAGGCTTGGGTCTTCACGGTCTATTAGGTCGTATACTATATCGGGGATCTGTCCGTTGAAAGCGAGTTTATGGAACGCAAGGCAGTCAGATAGGGGGACTGTCTTATTAAGGCAATCACGGAGGAAAGCATCGTAATTTTCGAGTACAATAGAGTAATAATGTTTATCAATAACGGGTGCACGGGAAATCCCGAGTGCAGCGCGGCATAAGATGTCATAACGGCATAATGTTTCTTTAGAGAATATAGAGACGGATGAAGGCATAGAGGGAAGTTCGGAATAGGCATAAGTTCTTTGTCTTTTATCGATCGCGGTCTTGATAGCGGCGTTACGTTCTACGAAGCCATGGCAGAAAACGAAGTCACCACTACTTATGAGGCCAGCACGGTTGTCCTCGTTTACCCGGATACCTGTCCCCTCGAGTAGGAGGTAGGCACCCAGGTCGGTATACATGGTACGATCAAACGTGTCATGACCCCATGTTAATAGGATGGGAGTCTTCGCTCTACGGCTTGTTAAAGCGTGGTACTCGTTGAGCGCATTGAAATTACCAGTCAGGAGCGCTTCGTCGAATAACGGCTTCGCAACACCAGCCCAGTCTTCGAGAGTGTCATGGTCAGTGAACAACTCAGGGCATTCTGCGGTCAGAGTAGTTTTACCTTCGCCGCTTGGTATAATGATTACATACTTACGGTCCCCTTTGCAGGCCAACTTTGACAGGGCCTCCCAGGTTGCACCACGTGGAGGTTGGGGATTGCGACCCACTCTCAAACTTCCAGTTTGTCGGTCGCGAGCTGTGTCCCTAATGGGAGGACGGGTGCCAACTGTACCCGGCACAAAGTTGTAGTTTACTACTTCGTGCACTTGGGAACTTAGCCCTTGACTCGGACCAGTACCCTGGAATCCCAGTTGGCGGGGGGTGGCCACAGGTGCTCTCTCCTGAGACCCGATCCCACGCCCGGCGTATTGCCAGCCAATACCCTCACCCCTTCCGGCACCTACTACTCCTAGCCCCTTGACATCAACGCCAGTCCCCACAAGATGGAGAGTAGACATCAGTCCGTTGGAACCAGTTTCGCTAAATGGCACCCTTGGTCTCTTGGATAACTCCGACACATACGCTGCGTGGCTCACCGGTAGGAGCGCAGCTCCCGTAGCCGAAGGACCAGCCTTTTCGTGACGTCTCCTCAGGGCTACTTTACGCCATAATTTAAAACGATGCGGGTTCAACCTCGCAGTGCGCACAAAATCTTCATCAAGCATATCTTTATTAGTAGCGGGCCGGCCCGGTACAGTTAGCACTCTTGCAAGTCCTCGCGCAGCGAGGGGTTCCTGAAAGGAGGGCCTTAGGTAAAATCCGCCATGTCGTCGTCTGGAATTGTATCCAGGACAGCACGCGCGGCTCTTTTTTTGGAGTTGATGATAGTGCGGAGACGTTTCTTTGCACGTGTAGCACCATCACTAGTTAGAGGACCCTCATATTGAGCGAAAGAGTCTTGAGTCGTCATAGGTATCTGACCAGCTCCGAAACCAGTAAGGAAGTGGTCTTGATGCCCATGGACAAGGGGGAAAGACATCATCTCGGGGTCAAAATTTTGGATTCGGCCGGGAGTAGGGTTCGCGATCGACTCAGGGTAAAACTCGGAACCACGTGCAGACTTAAATCCACCGATAGTTCGAGCAAGGGCTGAATCGGCGAGCGAATGGGTACCCGTGTCATTCAACGTCCCTTCTACCATACCAGGAAGTGTGAGTGTGGCAATCTCATATCTACCCGAGAGGATAATGGGGAGCCACATCCTTTGGGGCTTGAGATACCATTTCTCCCACTTGTGGAGCGTGGCAGGCATGTTCATGTAGAAGAAACTTAGAACGTCGGCAGCTGTAGCACCAGGAGCGGGAAGGTCGCCAAAACATATCGTACTCAGGTGGCAGGAGCGGCTATCGATTAAACAGCCCGCCATGGCACCACCGCAGTAATTGTTAGGTGCCGCAACGCCATCTGCTCCTTGGATAGGTGCGGCAGCGACTGCACCCCTGGTCGTTCGGTACCCAGCACACGAAGCAATGATAGCCTGGGGTGATCGCATGAACACCTTGTTTGCGCTATGTTGCTGGGAGAAGAACTGGGTACCGAACCGGTGCAGAATCGTCGGGAGAGAGTCGTTGTCGGCATAATAGTAGTTAGGTCCGGTAAAGGACTCACCACCATAGTAGATATAGTCGACACGACCGATAGAGCCGTTGGCCTGGCGCCCCGTTGCGTTCGCAATCAGGGAAGCTGGGTTGGGTGCGGCTGTAGTTCCGGCGAAACTTTTAACCATCTGCGGGAGGTAAGTGACAAGAGGAGGTAACCCATTTGCTCTCACGGAGGGTGAGTATTCGAAAATAGGTGCGCTCCCGAGCCACTGGAGCTGGTGGTTGGCATCTTCTTCAACACGGAGGCGGTATGGAAGAGGGCAATGGTACCATACAAGGGGGTCGAGCTTGAGCACAGGTGAGGCGCAACCTATCGTACCGTACCGGGGAATAGCAGAGCCCGGGTATTCAAGGACAGGGAATTCGGTAGGTCGACGACGTCCACGAGTGGGGAGGAAGTCGACCATCGGGGTTACCTTGATGCGTAGACCGGAGACGGAGAGCACGACGCGGAGGGCACCGAGGGCAGAGGTAGGACGGCGCCATTCACCTTCAAGTACCCAGTCTTCCCAAGGAAGTTGAGCTCCAGGGGTGTAGATACCCATGAGCTCGAGCTCTTTGGAAATAACGGTTTCAGGTGAAACGATATCGGGCCTGAAGAAGCCGATGGTTATCGGGTGGAGACAGCGCCAGATAAGGAGCGGGGCATCGGGTGTAGGGTGGAGGCCGATGTCATACTCGAAGTTACGAACAGGAGCGAATTCATACCTACGCACAGAGCCGAATTCAGCCATTGCACGACAAGGGTACCCGGCATTGAGCGCGGCATGTGCGATAAGTTCTACATGATTATGGTGGAACTCGCGCATCTGGCCAAACTTAACGTATTCATTCGTATCCTCAAGGACCGCGTCGATAGCAGGTACACCAGTAACGGCCATACCTGTCCTGAGGAAAATTGCGGAAGCGTTGAGGTTTAGCTTCGCTGCAACGGAATCAGTACCTGCGCGTAACTGAATTGCTGCAAGTACCGTACGCTCGATGAGACCGGCGGTTGTGAACTGAGGGTTGTGCAACCTGCGGGCGAGCACGTGAGCAACTTTATCGTCATGGTACACATTAGTTGATACCTTGGAGTTACGTACAGCGCCGCTTCCATTTGGAAGCGTTACCATACGGTGCTCGTGCATATTGAAGAGCGGCAGAACGTGGTGTGTTGGAAGGTCAAGACCACGTGTGAGACGATCATATTTCTCGTCATCCTCAGGAATCCGGACCTGACCGTTGTCGTAGTTGAGAGGAGCGATGAGCTCGGGAGCCTGAGCAGCCGGGAAGACAATAGCTGCAGGATAGTTGGCGAAGATGTCTTCGTCCAACCAAGCTCGACAGTTGTACCAATCTGCCTGAGGCATAGTTGATACGAAGGAGTGGAGGTCGGGGGAGCCGGCGCCGTCGAGAGAAACGTTAACAAAGTATTGATGCCAGAGAGCATCAGCCACGATGTTGTTGTTTAAGGCGCCACAATCTTGGAGGGTGGCGCCAGGTAGGACAGCAGCACCCGCAGCGGCACCGAACATGTCTTGGACGACGGCCCAACCTGGTGCGGCAGGGTTGGCGGTCAAGATGTCAAGACACAGAGGGCTACCGGCGGGATGCTGAGCGCACAGGATCTTGAAAACTTCCACTGCTTGACGGTCACCTCGGGTCGCGGCCTGATTGTTTGCGAGAGCAAGGGAAAAAGGGCGGAGCACCCTGAGGTACAGGAGCCGTTTCCGGAGCGCATCGAATGTCAATAGGCCACCGACAGTCCGGTCTTGGATCGGAGAGCTTAAGTGAGTCACGTCACCAGTGAAGAAGTGGTAAGACAGTTCAATGGTAGATTGCAACCCATTCATACACTCAGAACTACCGCCGACAGCCTGGAGCATGAAGACAATAGCATCGCGCCAAGAATCGGGGTTGTTCAATGCGTTGGCATCGTAGGCAACAAACCCATTGTTATTGCGCGCGAGGTCGATCGTATCACACAGGAAGACAGGGTGTGGGATCCGGGCGTCGAAGTGTGACCAGAAGGATGGTGCGTTCTGGAGGTTGGCGTTTGTTCGGGGCCTACCACCAAGTTGCATTTCAGCAGGCGACTGGAGATCCATGTAAGGTTTTCCCAAGTGGTAGAGAACGACACGGAAGTCGCGGGGATTGTTACCTCCTGTGACGGGTGGGAAACGCGGCCCATTGGGGATGCGTATCGGGATCAGACACGTATCGGAGGTTGCGTCAATCGTGTCGACTTTCGGCCATCCTTGTACTGGCCCGTTTGACAAACCGAACATATCCTCAAAGGATAAGTTATTCGGAAAAACGGCAGTAAAGTGGGGGTCGACCGTACCACCGCCGTGTCCGTTGATAGCACGACGGTTACCAACGGCGCAGACCCTGGAATTGGTAGCGACTGCCAGCCATCCGGACCATAGTCGGTGGTAATATTCGGCGTAGGAAGCAGCGGGCACTTCATCAACTGTAGTTACCCAGTTGGACATGCGGGAGAGGATTTGCGCTCCACCGCCGGTAATCTGGGAATAGATATAACCAAATTCCTTAACGGTGGTGGAGAACTTATCAGCATAGTCACCGGGTACAACGTTCGGTGCAGCTACCTGCGTATGTCTACCATTGCGGGACACGAATGAGACGATTTCAGTAGCAGGGAATTCGCTCATTCTGTCTTTATAACGGTATTCGACGGACATTGTTCCGTGGCCGGGTTCAGTCTCGATAAAAATATCCTCGGTGACAGAGTCACTGAGCAGTAGGCGTCCTAGGTTGGAATAGCCTTCGCTGGAAGGACCGAACGATATCTCCGTCGCAGCGGCGGTGATGTCAGAGAACAAGTCATCTTCATGGATGGGAATCTCATGAATGCGCTTGTCCTCGACAACACCTACGATGTCGAGAGACGCGGTTAGGCGGAGGGGGGGTTCGGTGGCGGCACTCTTCGCACTAAGGTCAGGACCCTTCATATTAAGAGTAGAGCCTGATGCCCCAGCAGTTCGCTGGTTGTGCTTACGTGCGAGAGGGTCACCTTTTTCTTGTTTCTTCTTCTTCCTCGACTCTTCCTCAAGTGCCATCTCTTGTTGACGCTTGAGCATGCGGACATTGTCGAGTCCAGCTTGTGAGCATGAAGGGTGGTTACCATTCACGTCACCCCTGTACTCTTCACCGCAGTCAGGACAACAGAATAGGGGGCCAGGGGTGGGTGCTCGGGGTGGAGTTTGAGGAGATGGACCTTTTCCTCCGTTGAGGTTGGCGGCATACCAGCCAGCGAGGAAAATTTCGACATCTTCTTTTGTGAAGGCCAGACACTCCTTAACCTTGTCACGGTACACATCAGCTTTCTGGGCGGGCGTGTCGACCATGGAGGCGGCGGACAGAGCATAATGGATATACTCATCACGACAGCCTTCAATGGCGATATCACCTCTTCCCTGGGGGTAGAAAACTGAATCAAGGACCGGTTCTCCGATTGCGAGAGGTTTGAGTCCATCGACGTGCCCGAATGAACCGTTCATCTTATGGAATAAGAAGTACTTGGCCTTTTCGGGCACACCATAGACCCACCGCTTTTCATCGGCAGACCACATCGCCCATTCGTCCGGGTTGGAGGCAAGTTGGCGGAAGTCGTAACCGGCGCGGGGTACGCGTGCAGCAAGATCAACGAAGTCGAACTCGACCCCAGACACTGCCTGCATGGCGTATGGAACACACAACCCATCATAGTTGTTGACGAGTACGAGCGACCATGCTCCAGGAGGCATGTCACTACTGTCGCCGCGTCTCAACCATGTCGCAGAAGCCTTAGACGAACAGGAGGCATAACGCGCACCAGTCATAAAAAACTTCGCGCATTGGGAGTACGCAACAGCAGTTGATGGATGCATCGATGATGTATCAACATCAGCGAATGCAACCCATCGGGGGGAGATGACCTTGTCCTTTTCAGCAGCCGGGACGAGTGGTTCCTGTTGGCTATCAAGGTACACGATGCACCACACAATAGTGCAGTCATCACGTACTTCAGTATGCCCAACCTGGACGTCGGCACCGTTGATATCGATACCAACCTCTTCCTTTGCCTCACGGGTGAGGGTATCAGAAGGGGACTCATCCTTCTCAGCGCTACCTCCAACGCCAGACGTCGTATTGACGAAGTCGGCACCGGAGGAGGCCGGGCCACGGGTAGTGAGGAGAACCTCACCACGGGTAACGATCCAGGACTGGAACACGGTCTTACGCGTGTCACCGGCCCAGGACAGGGAACGTCCGATAAAGCTGCCTGCCTTGGGGAGGTCAGGCGTACGGACGCGGAAATGTAAGTAGAACAAAAATAATACGAGGATCGGGGCAAGGACCACGAATCCAAGTTCGTACTGATTTGGAGGGGGGAGGAGACCACCGGCAGATGGGAAGATGGGCCCGGGGTTCGTCTCAACACCGACCAGGCCGACACAGTCTGCCTTCACACGATACTCGACCCCGTTGAAGACGAAGGTCGAAAGACCGAGCCTCCTCACCGTGTTAATGATGGGGAGGAATTCAAAGTCGGCAGGGCGCCAGACTTTGAGGGGAGGAGGGCGTACGGGGCGGGGACCCGGGACGATAACGTCACGGGCAGGGGCCGGAACCGAGGGAGCAGGGGGGAGGGGGTAGGACCGAGGTTGCCACAGGCAATCCTCATCCTGCATGATGGTGCCGTGGCCAATAGGACCA